GTATATTGGTGATGAACCTACCTTTTCAAATTTTGAGATGTTGAATGATTTAGATCAACGAATTGCAATATCAAAAGCATTCAATTGGTATTCTTATTTCTATAGCAATACTGAAGCAAAAGAATTTATTCTTACATACTCAAAAAGCATCGGTCGCACTAAAGATGAGTTAGCGTCCATCAAGTCATTGCCTGATAATGCATTCAATAAGCAAGCTGGTTGGATTGCAAGGATGATGATCCGTGGTTTGACACCGACACCACGTTTAAAAAGTCACTTTGTGAATCACTACAAGCAATTGCTGACTCTGGTGAAACCACAGCCGACTGTTACGGAAATTGCATCTACAACTCCAGTTGTCAATATTCAGCAACGAATTCAAGACAAAGCATCCGAACATGCAGGCGAGATTGAAGGTTTGCTTGACGATTTCATGCTCGGTGGTTGTAAAGATCCTTTCAGTGTAGAAGCATATCTCAAATCAAACAATGTCACAGCAATTGTAGCAAGTAAAATTTGTGAAAAGTTTGTTCCTAAAGCAAAAGAAATTTCTAATGCATTGACAGATAAAGAATTGGCCGAAGGATACAGCAACTTTACTAAAGTCCAACTCAAGCGATATCGTGACATGCTGGATGCTATTGTTGAGCAGTGCAATACCTTTTCTCAGCAGAACAAGCCTGTGCGAAAACTTCGCAAGAAAAAAGAGAAGTCTCCTGATGTTCTAGTTTCTAAGATGAAATTTCTTCGAGAGGATGGTGCATTCAAGAGCATTGCACCAGAAAAGGTGATCGGTGCAAATCAATTGTGGACTTACAATGTAAAGACTAAAGTCCTTGCAGTGTATCATTCCGACAATGCAAAAGGGCTGACAGTGAAAGGTAGCACTCTCCAGAACTTTGATGAGAAAACATCCATTGGAAAACGATTACGAAAGCCTGAAGTGGTGTTGCCGAATGTATTGAGTTTTGGTAAAGTGAAGTTGAAGAAGATCATGGAAGAGTTGACAACAATGGAATTGAACTTGACAGGAAGGATGAACGATGATACACTGATCCTTCGTGTGGAGAAATAAATGTCTATTTTAAATGATGATGATAAAGATTTCGCAGAGCAATGGATTCGGAACTTAGATTCTGAAATTAGGTTTGGTGTGAGAAGTGATTACGAAAAAGCACAAATGCAATATATGATTTCCATTTTAAAAAAGATTTTATCAAATGATATTGATTGACTTAAATCAGGTCATGATTTCCAATCTGATGATTCAGATTGGTCAAAATGCCAATCAAGTAGACGAGAATCTGATCCGACATATGGTTCTCAATAGTCTACGAATGTATAACGTCAAATTTCGTGAAGAGTTTGGCGATATCATTATATGCGCTGACGATAAGCAATATTGGCGCAGAGACTTGTTTCCTTACTACAAAGCTGGTCGTAAGAAAGCAAGGGAAGCATCCTCGCTAGATTGGAATCTAATCTTTGAAACGTTGAACAAAGTTCGTGACGAATTGAAAGATAATTTTCCCTACAAAGTCATCCAGATTCCTAAAGCTGAAGCAGATGATATCATTGGCACATTATGCCATAAGTATGGTGTAGAATTGTCAAGTGATAAAACGGAGAAGATTCTGATTTTGTCGAGCGACAAAGATTTTCTCCAGTTGCAAAAGTTCGCAAATGTGTATCAGTACAGTCCGATGGCCAAGAAATTCCTCAAAGAGTCTAGCCCATCAAAATTCTTGCAAGAGCATATTATTCGTGGAGATACGGGCGATGGGATTCCTAATTTTCTTAGTAGTGATGATTGCTTTGTTACTGAAACTCGGCAAAAACCGATAACAGAGAAAAAGCTAAATACGTTTATTGGCAAGAATCCAGAAGATTTTTGCGATGAAATCATGCTGAAGCGTTATCGAAGAAATGAATCATTGATTGATCTGTCCAAAGTACCAGATAATATTCAATCAAAAGTTTACACCGCTTATGATAATACGCCAAAGCGTGGTAAAGAAAAATTGTTAAACTATTTTATTAAGCATCGGATGAAACTGATGATGGAACACATACAGGAATTCTAATTTTATGGACATTTCAAAATGGACGGTACATGAGACGCTGAAGCATATCTCAGAGTTGCCAGCAAAAGACCGTGTTAATGCGATTCAACAAATTTCAAATTTGAAGCCAATCCTTCGTGAAGTTTTAAATTTAACTTATCACAAAAATTATAACTTCACTTTGCCTGAAGGTGATCCGCCGTTTAATAAAATGAACGTGCCCGCTAACATGGGTTTAAATAGGTTACCGCATGAGATTCGGAAGTTTAAATATTTTGTAAACAACACCGAACTTCATGCACTTAAACGTGAGAAAATTTTCATTGATATGCTAGAAGCGTTATCGCCAGAGGAAGCAGTTCTGGTGCTGATGATGAAAAATAAAAAACTTACCGGTCCATACAAGAATGTGACACGCAAACTTGTAGAGGAAGCATTGCCCGATCTTTTCGCAGGAGAAAATTGATTTCAAATGTCTAAAACCATTCCTAAATCTAACACCAACAAGTACAAGAAATTCAGAGACTTTTATGAGGAAGACGAGTCTCCAACAAACAAGCGCCAAAAGCAACGATTCAATGAATCTAAGAAGCACAAAGACAGGTTGCGGCACGAGTTGCGAAAAGGCAACTTCCAGATCGCTGAGGAGTACGATTCCTAACTGTTGTTTTTATGCAACACGCTTGACTTTCTCCGTGATCCGAGTACAATAGAACTATGTTGAAAGAGAAAGGAAACGAAATGATTGACGGATTAGATACCTACCTGAACTTCATCAAAGAAAACTTTGCAGCACATTATGCAAATCGAACTGATGATGTTGCCAAGAGCATGGTTGAAAATTTCAATAATGGCCTTCGGGTTGACGAGGGTAGCAAGTATCTTAAGATTGTTACTCACAGTGGTTCAGCACATACCTTCATTTGCAAAAAAGATGCTGGCAAATTCAAGAAAGGTGACATCCTGATGGCTGCAAGTTGGAATGCACCAGCTCGCAATTTTGCACGAGGTAATGTGATTGCGAAAGAGTTTGGTTCGATCAATTGTTACGGAGCGTAATATCATGTTGACAGATCGTGAAGTTTTTCTTGGTATGATTTATATTTTTGTCATTGCACTTGGCCTTTTAGCCACTGGTACGATTTGAGGTAAGTATATGGCCTATATTATGAGGGACAATGAGATTGTCCCAGTGCCGATTCCTGTTGGCAAGCGAGTGAAAATCGGTTCAGCGTATATTCCACCACTTCAAAATCACATAGCAAATGATCAACTATGGATTCAGGATGTGTTTGCATTCCGAAGTCTGCCTTGGTATGCTATCAAGAACAGATTTGAAAAATGGTTGTTCTTGGGCGCATTGTGGGGCGCAATGGTTGTCATGTTGAACATGATTGGTCGTTATTATTTGAATGCACCTTTATAAAGGAAATAGATCATGGGTTTAGATATGTACGCATTTTCTCTTGACATAGAGGATGTCGTTTCGGATGTTGAATACGCTGAAGAGCCTAAAGATAAGGAAGAAATCGCTTACTGGCGAAAGCACCACAATCTTCATGGCTGGATGAAACAACTTTATGAGAAAAAAGGTGGCACGGAAGAATTCAATTGTGTGCCAGTCCGACTTCAGCAAAGTGATTTGTTTGAACTTCAATCTGTGATTCTAGCACATGAATTGCCAGATACTACAGGCTTTTTCTTTGGTAACAGACCTCCTGATGAGGATTCGGATGAGCAAGATTTGTTGTTCATTGCGAAAGCATTGTCGGAAATCAATCGTGGTCGTGCAGTCTATTACTCTTCATGGTGGTAAGAATGGATAACTATGAAGAAATTATAGAACGCTGGGTCCGAGATTTTCGTGAAACAATGTCGGAGTATGAAATCGGCTGCAATGATGGTGACACGCCAAATGGTGTTAAAATTATCTTTGACGGTTTTGGTAATTTGGAAACTGATGATGAATACGTTGAACACGGCGACACGGACATGGAGTCTTATGCTGTTTTCAT